CAAGACACCGGGCTAACTCAATCGGGCCACTCGACTTCTGTGATGACAACGCAATAGCGCCAGGAGTCTTGACCGCAACAGCACGACCAACATGCTCAGCCAACATCGTTTCACCAGTGTGATTGACGCGGCCTTCATTGATGAGGTTCTTGACCATTGACGTGTAGCGGCCTATCTCCTGATAGCCGACCAGCACCCTGCGACGTTGCAGATCGGAGGGGCAGTTGGTGTCCAGTGTCGGCGTGATAGCAACTTGCAAACCTGAGTTGGAGGCCAACTGAGCACGAATGTTATCCCACACCTGTGTCACTGTTTCGCACATAAATGCGACAGTCGCACAAAGTATCCCAGCAGTATTCGCGTTCACACGTACCGCCACGTACCTGCCATCGTCGAGTGATACTTCTACGGCGAGCACGCCACCAGGCAACGGTGGCAAATCGGTACGCAACGACTCCCATTTGCCGGGTTGCAGCCACGACAGCTCTGATTGCACCCATAGGTTCACGCTAGATCGCAGGAAGCCCGCACGGTTGGGGCCTTTTGCTTCAGCCTGGACGGTACGAATGTCAAGCGTGTGCCCAAGCGCCGGGTTGGCGTATTCCCACGCAGCTTCGCTCATCGGGTCAAGGTCAGGAGGTGGGCTGTACTCAGCTAGGTACACAGAATTAGTGACCTCACCTGAGTCAATGGCACGTATGCCTTGCTCACGCCAGCGCAGCATCGCTATGGAGTCCTCGGTGCCTGCCGTTGACCACATCGAGCACAGTGGGTTTGGTCTGGCGCGCTGAGTCGGCAGCAAGCCAATGTCGAGCGTCTCGGAATCAATGCCAAACACTTCGTCCGCAATGATCAGGTCAACGCTCATACCGTGACCGCTAGATGGCCTGGCTGCTTTGACGTACCAGCGCGAGTCACCGACCTTGATGCTGTTGCGACCATACGCCCAGACGGCCTTGACACCGAACTTGGCTTCAATGACCGGGGCAAGGTCTTGGAATAAGGCTGTCGCTAGATCAAGCCTGTGAGCTGTAGTGAGAATGGTTTGAGGGCCAACCTGCGTAGCGTGCTGGGTTAGCCACCAGCCCAGCAACGCCTTGAGCGCTACGGTCTTTCCGTTTTGTCGAGCGACGCTGACAAGCGATACGTGGTTGAGGAACTGCCCTTCGGCATCCACGGCCAGTTGACCGTTGAGAACATGCCTCTGCCAGGGCATAAGTTCCACTCCGAGAATACGCTCAGCCCAATCTGCAACTTCGGGGCCGTAACTCCCGGCTGCATCAGTAATGACTGTTTCAATTCGTGGCAAGTCATGACCTTTTCCTTTCCGTTCAATGACCTTTCCTTGGGATAAGGAAAGAGATGGGCGCGGGGGCAGGAGCTGATGTTGATCCAAAAAATTCTTGCGTGATTTTTTTGGTTTGCGATTTTGAGAGCGCGTTTGGGTTTGATTGCCGGGGCGTGCGGCTTGACGTGCTCGACCTTTGGCTGCTTTGTAGTTGGCTCCGCGTCGTGCGTTGCATGGCTTGCATGAGGGAACCAAGTTGTCTGGTGTGTCGGCTCCTCCTCTGTCGTGCTCAATCAGGTGGTCTGCCTCGGTGGCCTGCCGCTTTTTGCACCAGTGGCACCGGGGTTTATCCGCCAGGAGTTCGCGGCGTGCTTTGAGGTAAGCGGTATTGGATGTGCGCTTAGGCATTGTGGTTTGGCTGACGCGCTTCGCTTGTCCTAGCGCCCTCGCGTTGCTCGGTTGCTATCAGCTCTGATTGGCACGGAAGGCAGACGGGTTTGCCGTTGACTAATTGATCATCGAAGTCTGTTTCAAGGTTATTTGCGTTGCATACTGAGCAATCGCCTATGAATGTTTTGTGTTGCTGCTGAATCATGTTGTGTGTCAAGGCTACTTAGGCAGAGCTGCCCCGGGCACCATCCCGACCGTTGTTGAAGCACGGTTCACACTTGCCACGCAATGGATCTGTTTGCATGGGCTGAGCTGCCCTTCTAATGGGCGAACTAGGGATGATGAGTCCTCGAGGATTTGCACCTGCATCAGGTCACGCGGCCTGAACGCACCAATGTGATTGGCGTACTTTAGTTTTCGTAAATAGTGATGTCTAAATCGCGCTCATTTTCTCGCATAATGTACGGACTGTGATAAAACCTGTAGGCATTTGGTGCCATTAGCTCACTGTAAGTTTTGTACACGTAATGAGTTCTTATCAAGTTTTGTGAATCCTCGTAATAGAAGCAACGAAATAGCTGGTCATCGCTTTCTGGTACGGCTCGTCGTATCTCAAACCAATCATTGGTATTTGCGACATTTACCGCCCACACCATTTCTTCGTTGATCATTGACCCTCCTAATTTTTCCATGCTGTAATCACTGCGCTGGCCTCTTGCTTGCTTAGCTCATCAAGCTTTACGACCTCACGATTGAGCACTGTGCCAATCTCACGCATTGTTTGACTGCCCGGTGTAAAGCCTCGGGTCTTAGCCAACACTCGAATCATGCCAATCTGTTTCTCTGACGCTTTGCCCGGCCCAGCCTTCATAGGCACCACGTTTGTCTGTGGTTCGCCGGTGAATGGGTCTGGGATGGGTTCGCCATCGTCATACCGGGCAATCTCCACACGTGGCTGCTCTTGACGTGCCATGACCTCTTGCTTAGATGCCATTTTGTGGTCAATGCCAAAGCCCATCATGCCCAAAGCGCGACCGAGCGCCGAGGTGCTGGCATTCATTTGCTCTGAGTCTTTCGTGTATGGCGTACGGCCCGGGAATGGCTCCCAGCAGTACGCGATGCACGGCAGTTGATCGTCTTTGTCTCGCCACACCGTGCAACGTATCTCGATGTACAACTTGTCGTTGACCTCACGGAACGTAGGTTGCGACTCTTGCACTCGCAGGTCGGGGTATTTGTCTAACGCCATGCGTAGCCGTGTTGGTACGTCAACGTAATTGTCCAGGTTGAAACTCATTTGCTCTTTTCCTCCAATAGCAGCATCAGGTTGAACCATTCATCCACTGGCATAACGGCCATCCACTGTGCAACATCGGTGTGCCCAGGTCGTTTGCAAATGATGACTCCTGTGTAGGCGTTGGCGTGCGTCATTTGTGCACGCAACTGCCTGAAGTAGCCAGCCCAGTCGTGGGCTTTACGGTCTTTGACCTCAATGACAACACCGGGCCAGCCTGTGACATCGCCTTTGTCATCGTGAGTACCTGCTTGAATACGGTCTGCTTTGATTCCGTACTTTCGTAGCCATTTGACTACTGCAAGCTCTGCTGCATGGCCTTTACGCTTCTGTGGGCTTGTCACGCCAGAACTCCATGTCTCCTAGTACGTGTAGTGGTGCATCGAGCAGTTGATCGCGTGCGTCAGCCATGTGTAAGCAGTTCAGGTAGCCGATTGCGTCAACCAATGAATCCTCGTGCATTTTTTCGTTGTCAAGGCTTTTCATGAGCCGAGCCAATTTGACTGCCACCATAAACATGATGGCCTCTTGCACGGTCAGGTTGTGCTTGAAGTTGGTGAGCACACCAAAGATACGGCGCACCATGGTGTAGTCCGTGAATGGGTGACCGTACTGTTCCATGCGCTCACCGTTTTTGGTGAGTTGCCATGCTCGATACGCGGCATCGCCCGGGTCAATGTTGCTGCTCACTTTTTCCTCTCCGTGGTTTTGACAATGTAATACACGCATCCCACAACGTATGTCGTGAACACCCCGGCAAAGAAATAGTCAGCCCACAACATTGTCGTACGTGCTCCAGTTCTCCCAGCCGTAGTTTGTTGCGATGTGCCATGCCACCCACAAGTTGGTCAGTGGGTCAAACAGCTCTGTGCAGTCATCGATCATGCCTTTGGTTTGCAGGTAGCCGCGAGGCCAGTATTTGTTCGGTTGGCACCATGATGGCGTGTGAATCTGCATCAGGCCGAAGCTCTGCCCATTGTCACCAATGGCGTTAGGTAGGCAGGCTGATTCAAGCTCTGCCACCTGTAGCGCTAACCATAGGTCATCAAGCACAAAGCCTGCTCGTAGGGCTGTATCAGCCCATTCTCGGCAGCCTGGGCCTGTGTATGGGGGCATGGTCGTTACGACGCTCTCAGGGCTTCCTGACGCGTCTGAAGCGGTGTCCAAGCCCACCGTGCCCGAAAGGGGAGCCGTGTACACGGTGGACTCGGACAC